TAGCAGTCTTATATTCTAATTCAGAAGTCTTAGGATTATTAATCTTATCAAGGTTTTGGCCCATATATTTTAGAGCTTCAGCTCTTACTTTCTTAATATCAGCATCTTCATAAATATCTTTAATACGTTTGAAATCATTGAATACATTATCGTTTTTCGGATCAACATTTTTAATATCATCCAGAACAGCTTTAGTTGCATTCATTACTTTTGACATATCAATATTCGTATTAGTGTATTTTAAACCAGAAGCATTCTTTATAACTTCGTTATAGTTAAAGTTCATACTCTTGAAATCTTCATAAAAAGATCCTTGAAATACATCTGTCGCCATAACTAATCCACACATTAAGACTACTTTTCTTATAAGTCCAAGTATTACTTGTAAATTTAAGCTAAATACAATCATTTTATTTGGATCATCTTGATTTACACGTTTTGTATAAATACCTCCAATAAATTTATGCATTTCTTTCAATGTGTGTGTTAAAGAATAGCTAATTGCTAATATTAGCACCATAACTTGAAGATTAGATCTTCCCCAATCACTTATTTTTATAGTACCTGAGTTATTTTTTGCTACACTTTCTAACTCTTTTAGAGATTTAATATAAGTAATAGCACTATCATAGTTTCTCTTTAATACTTTAGAATTAGTCTTTTGTCTACGAATAATTCTATTAAATGAATCAAATATTAGATCTATGAGTTTTTGTGCCCATGTAACAATATTGGATTTAGCCTTACTAGCCATTTCTTTTACACGTTCTTTTATACCTTCCATACTAGGTTCACAAGACCATATTTTACTTATATTAAGATCTTCATCTGCATATTCCCATTCAAGAATAGCATTAACTTTAGTCTCACTAGCTTGTATGTTTGCGGCGAAAGCGTTAAGAGCGTCTAAACCACTGTTGTAAGTTTCTAATCCATAATCATCCATATATATTTTCACTTATTATTTCACCTCCTCGTAGCAATTTTATATGTAAATAAACGTATAAAATCGTCTATTTTTACAAAAATTTTGTTTGCATCAGGATTTTTTAGGTCCTGATGCTATATCTTTAACAATTTGTCTTAATTTATATAAAGACGAATGGAATTGTACATATGCTTCCACGATATCTTCATATGTTTTATCTGGTAATACCTTAATAAACTCTTCTAATATAGTATAAATATATCTATATTCTTTTACTACATCACGAAGTACATCTCCAACTAGTGGATTATCATATATACGATGTTCTACAGCTTCTATATTATTATCAATAATATTTTTAAGATCTAATAATCTTTGTGGAAATATATTACGTATTTGCTTAGATATATTATACTCTTGTAATTTAACTACCGTACGATCAATTACATTTTGAGTTGGAGCATTTGGGTCTTGATTCGGATCATCACCAAACATATTATCTCCAGCAGAATCAAACGACGCATCATTAAAATCACTACCAAAATCCATACCACCCATTTCATCTGCACCAAATGGATCACTATCGAAATCTGCCTCAGCTCCTCCATCGTCACCTACTGGTTCTTCAACTGGAACATCACCAGCTTCTGCTGCACCAAATGGGTCATCTTCTTCAGCTTCTAATGCATTTTTGTAAGATTCTAAACGTATTTGATCATCTGGATACATTTTTGCAAGATTATTTAACCATTGATCGATTTGTAGAATTCTTGCATTTCCATCTTCATCTTCTTTTCTTCTATAAGCATAGTCAGATACGATTGATTCATTGCTAATTTCAATAATCTTAGATTCGTCCATATTGTCAATATTATTTCCTTTACGTATCTTATCATATATCATCAATATCCTCCTTTTCCAAAATTTACTGGATTAACATTAATATCCATCATCTTCTAATATTTTTGCACCATATTCACCATTTAAATTGTAGAATCCACCACTAGATACCATTTTATCTATACGTTGTCTAGTAGTAAGAGTGTCATCTTTATCAAAAGTACGATATTTAATACGTTCTTTCTTTATTATTTCTCTTTTATATTCTATAAGTTTAAGTTTAGCGAATTTTACAAGTTGTATCTGTGATAGCACTGATTGAACTTGTTTTTGATTATTTTCATTACGAGCAGCTTCATATGCATGCTCTAATCTTTCAAGTTTAGCATCCAAGTTATATTCAACTCTTTCTACAGATTTTAATCTTGACGAATATAATTTACGTCTTTGTACAGAAAGAATCCATGGTAAAAATATTATAGTTCCAGTTATAGCAGTAAGAAAAAATCCTCTAAGACCAAGCATTCTAAGAGTATTCATTTTCTCTTCTCCATGGTCAAGTTCATCATTTAGAACTTTTTCTTGGATACGTAATGCTTCTTCTTTTTCAAATTCTATCTTAGATTTTAAAATAGGAGTGTTCTTTAATGTTCTCCATAAGAAACCAAATGCTTTCTTAGGTGCTTTAGTTAAAAATACTAACATATTATAGATAAGTGAACCACTTCTAACACCAAATATCTTTCTAGTTTTAAAGATATCTCCAATAAATCCTTCATTTGATACTTTCCCTGGTATGAAATCTTCATCAAATATTTCGTACATATCTACAGGTTCTTCATAGTTATTAGATAAAGGATTAAATATAGATACTTTATTCTGTCCTACATAATGTATATGTGAGTCTAGATATAATAATACAGATCCTTTATCTCTTATTGGTAAATAAAGAATAGGATCATCTTTATAATCATCAATTGGTGATGGAGTTAGATTTTTAATAACTGTATTTCCTTCAAATTCTGTAACCATATTAAGAGAATTATATATATTTCCATCTTTAGTAGTAACTTCAATTGGAATATAGTCATATTCTGTTATAGGGAGAGTACTATCAGATGTTATTTTCATAATAGATTCCATTGATAATTCTTCATGTTTTTCACTAAATTTAGATAATAAAGGATCATCCGGAGATACCTCTCTACTATATATAGTGTTAACATCAAAATATGCCTCGGTAATAACTTTATCGGTAGATTGATTTGCGCTCATAAAGTATTCTATATTAAGACGAATCGCATCTATTACAGTAATCTCTTTACTTTCATCATTATCTTTATAAGTTAATTTAGAAAGTGCAAGTTTCTCAAGATCTTCGTCAGTTTTACATTCTTGTAAAGTAAAAGTAGGCATAAGTTCGCGAACCCATTCTATACTTCCATTAGAACTTACCCCAAATGGAGAAATCATTAATATACTACGATTAGTAATAACGATTGGTATATAGCAATGAGAAGGTTCGAACGTTTCAAATAAAAATAATGGTATAATTATATTACTTGATGGTTCTACGAATAGGAATCTCTTACATATAGCACCAGGACTACATATTTCTATAAGTTTCTTTAGTTTTGCATTGATAAAAATTAACTCTTTATTAACAGAACTAAAGTCAAGATTTACTAAATTTATAGAAACATCTTCGGATCCATTATCCGTACTAGCATGGTATTGACGTTGGTCTACTATAAAAGATTTTACTATACTTGTAGCTCTTCTAGCAGCTATATACTCAGGTAAATTATACATAAAATTCCCTCCTTTCTTAATAAGATATTAACAGTCCGGTTGTTTTTACCCGAAAAACAAGGCGGTGTTAAACAATATACATTAAATATAAACCTAAGGAGGGTTAAAATGATAGTAACAAATTATGCTAAAAAATATGAAGAGTGTAATAATTATGGATACTATAAAGATTTCTTTGAAGAAAACTATGAAGCTTGCGAAATAATTAAAAAATGCGAATCTATGGCTAGAGAAAAATATAGTAAATTCAGAGAAATAATGAATAGTAAGAATAAGCTTGAAATATTTGAAGAACTAAAGGAAGCAAATTTAGTACAATGTTTAAGCGAAGATTGTATAAATGAAATTAAAAGATTTACAGAACTTCCAAATGATTGTATGCACCCATTTAAGAATATAATATTAGAATCTTATCTTAAAAATTCTGATATAATAGTACCAGAACTAAGATTTAATCTATATGGTCTTTTAAAGATTAAAGAACGTAGTAAAACAGATCTATTTGCAGATACACATTTCTTTATATTAAATGGAGATAATGGAGAAGGTGCATTTGCTCATATTGATTTAGGAAGACTAATAGGAGTAGGAGTAGATATTAGAGAATCTTTTACGTATAAAAGATTTCTAGATGCTGGAAGTAGTATACATGAACATTTAGAAGGAAAATATTATAATAGTGACCTTATGCCTAATAGAGTGGAAAATGATGTTAGTAGAGCATGGTTTCCAGTAAGTTTCGAATATAATGCGGTTCTTCCTCGAATTATTACTCATAAAATGATACATGGAGATAGAGCTATATTTGAAGAAGCTATAGTTAATGCTATTTTTGATAAAATGGTTAGACTTCAAATAGTTTTATATACATATGTAGTATATTTATATGGTAATAGGGATGTTATTTCTAATAACTTAGAAACATTTGTTAAACTTGCATTCTTATTTAAACTTGTATATAATAGTGTAAATGGAATTGATAGTGACGATATAGGTGATAGTATTAAGAAACTTATGAGAGATTTTAACTATTGTATACATAATAGAGGTGCTTTTGATAGTGTTATTATGACTGCAGACTTATGGAGAAATAAACTTATTAAAGGATATCAAGACTTACCAAGTTTTAGTGATAATGCTATCAATGAAGTATTGGAAATGTATCAAAAGAAAAGACATGCTATAATAGCTATAAATAGAACTAATAGACCAATATATGCTGATAAGATAATTACAGGTATTAATATGATATCAGCAGAAAGTGTACAAGAAGATATACTATCAGAATTCAATCTTAAGAAAGCGTATACTGCGTTCAAGAATTCTCCTGCTAGATATACTTCTACTATTAGTATGGAATCTGTTAGTAATAAATCAGAATTTATGATAAATAGAAGTAAGTTATTAGCAAAACTTAAACCTTCTGATAGAGAAACTTATATAGATCTTGAAAACGATCTTATGAAGATTAAATCTGATGCTATGAACTGTAGAACTGCAGATGGAATGAAAGTTCTTATAAATAAAGTTAATGCAGTTGGAAAGATTATAGCTATAGAAATGGATACAGATGATGAGTTCTTTAAAGAAATCCTTGGATTACTAGATGCTCAACGTGTTATGTTGACAGATATGATGGCTAGTAGAAGTCTTATAAAAGAAAATAATGGATTACTTTATGGAATGGTAAAAATGGATAATAAAATATTATAGAATGAGGGGAGGCTTAAATGCCTCCTTTTATGTACGGAGGTAATAATGGTTAGTTATGAAGAGATTATGCATGGTAAACATGAGAAATTTGATAACTTCCTTAAAGATCTTGGTATAGAAAAAGATATATTAGTAAACTTTGTTGATAGTACATATGATCAATTTATTCGTAATACTAGAGAAGAAATAGCTAAATATAGAAATGAAGGATTGGAACCACCAGAAAACTTAATTATAGATAATAATATATCATTTCAAGAGTATAATGAGAATAAACAGAAAGTATTAGAAGCGATTAGTACTTTTATAGAATCTGAAAATGATGATATTAGTAATAAAAAAGAGTTTAGATTTCCATATTGTGAAATATTTAATGGTAACTTCCCTAAACTTGATAAAACTAAGTTATCAGAACAGGCTAAAGTAGCTCTTAAAGTGGATGGTCTTCCAGATTTTGCTTATGATATATATTATAATGCAGAATATAAGAAAGCTATTCCTATATACTATGATTATAGTACAGTAAATCATCAATGGGTAGAGTTTAGTTTCATGCTTGAAAAGATGGGAGATTTTTTAGGTATTAATATAAATCATAAAGCTCCTCTAATAACTCTTAATAGAATACTTCTTGGTATCGATATAGATAATCCTGTTATTAGTAGTGATATACAAATAGCAGCCGCTATAGAATGTGAACAGAATCCTATTTATATGGTAAGAGAAGCTGGACGTATAGTAGACGAAGCTACTGGTGCTAGAATACCATATGAAATGACAATTGCAACATGGACGTTCTTATGGTTATATGCTCAAAGATTTAATATATATCGGGAACAATCGAGACAAACAGGTAAAACATTTGACCTTACAAAAGTACTCGGAATGGACTGGGGAGCTGGTCTTCGTAATGCAAAGATGTTAGTAGTACATTTCAATCAAGACGAAGCTGGTAAAAACAGACGGGGAATGATAGATGCGGCTAATATGTTACCTAGATTTCTTAAATTTCACACAATTAAGACAAAAAAAGTAAAAGGTAAGCAAGTGTTAGTGGAAGAAGAGGATTTTGCTCCATCTCTTAAAGCAAGAGAGGTTAAAAATGAAGAAAGAAATAACTTCTTAAAGATATTTGCTGTTGGTACAAGTGAAACTCAAGCAGAAAGAACAGGTCGGGGAGACTCGCCTAGATTTGTATACGTAGACGAAATTAACTTTATACGTCATACAACTGCAATGCTTGGAGGTATTTTATTTGCACATGGTACTGCTAGACTACTTGCAATACGTAGTAATCAAAGACATGGAATATATTTTACATCTACACCAGGAAAGCTTAATACTACAAGTGGAAGACTTATGTATGAACTTGTATTTAAGGAAATGGCACAATTTGATATAGAATTCTTTGGATATACATACGAAGAATTATGTAAAGTAATGAATAATAGTAAGAAACACTTCTGGACTATGAGTTATGAATACTTTGAACTTGGATTTAATGAAGCATGGCTTGAAAAGAGTATTAATGAAAGTAATGATAGAGAAGTATTTATGACAGATATGTTAAATCGTTGGCTTGAAGTTGATAGTGAAAGTTTATATGGCCAAAAACTTATGGGACGTGTTAGTAAACTTGCAAAGGAAACTCCTCATAGAACATTTATGTTTATGAAGAACCATAAGATGACATATTTTAGTCATGAGGATATTCCATTTGAAGAGTACCTCAAGAAGTTTCATGCTATAGGAATTGGAGTTGATATAGCCTTCGGGGGTAATGACAGTTCTGTAGTATTTATTGCAGATCTGGAAACATTTCAACCTATTATGAACTGGAATACAAATTCACTTGATGTAAACGACTTTAGTTTTGTATGTATCAAACTATTTAAATATCTTAAAGAAGTTAATCCTAATATGATTATGATAATAAATCCAGAAGTCGATGGTGTAGGTCAAATTTATATGAATAATATGAGAAAAGCTGGTATGGAACTATATTTATTTAGAATAGATAAGCATGTTGAAAAGAAACTTGATGATAGTAGCTTCAGATTTACTAATAAGAAACTTACTGGTAATATAGAAAGTACATTTGGTACTAGACAACGTAGTGCAGATACTAGAAAATATATTACTACAGAACTATGGCGTCAACTTATAGATAAGTACCCATATGCATTTGGAAATGTTATTTCTTATAGTGAGCTTGGAACTCTTAGAGAAGAACGTGGTGGAAAGATAAACCATAAATATGGATGTCATGACGACAACCTTATGGCTACTGCTCTTGCATATATGATTGCAATAAAACCAGATTATAGACTTTCATTAGAAAAGAACTGGAACTTTATCATAGATTATAGTAAGATTAAAGTATTATCATTAACATCATTAGTAAATGCACATCTTGAAGATAATAACTATTACAAAGAAGGTAAAATAGAATATGAAATTATTAAATTTAGAGGAACTGATGATAAAATATATGATAAGATAATTGCATGGAAGTGGATTAATGGTTCTAAAGAATATTTAAATGATGAAGAAATAAATGAAGAATGCTTACATGGTCAACTTGCTGGAAAAGAAGATATATTTAATATGAAAATTCCTAGTATGACTATGATGATACACACTTTTAATAATAATACTGGTTCTGATACATATATGACGGGAAGGGCTAGATCTGTTACTTCTCATAGTAAATACAATAAAAAAGATAAGAGATTATGGTAAAATCGGCAATTAACAACCAAAATGTGTTAATATATTCATTAAAAAGAGGAGGTGTTTAGAATGGAAGAAATAGTTAAATATGCAAAGGATAGATTCGTTTATTATTTGAATACTGACTATGGATTATTCGTTATTTTAATATTATTAGCAATACTAATAATATTAGGTATAGTTTCTTATTTTGGAGTTAAGAGTTTAGCTCTTGTAAAAGATCAAGTTGCTACAACTATAAAAGAATTCCAAGAAAAGAAAGGTAATGACGCTAAAGTTGAAGTTATTACTGAAAAAATCATAGAAAGTGTTACTAATAAGTTGGAAAATCCTAAATTTATCTTTAGAGGTAAGAAATTGTTCTTATTAGTTTTAAGAACTGATGCTGCTAGTAAATATGTTTCTTACTTAGTAAAGAAAGTTTGGAAAAAAGCAACTGGAATCGATCTAAAGTAAAAGGTAAATAAAAAGCTTGCCCCAATAAGATTTTTGTCTTATTGGGGCTTACCTTTTATTTACGCCTCATATATTGGATTAATAAAATTGGAATCTATAAAGTTATCCTATTATATTAAAGGGATTTTTGATCTTCAATAATCTATACTTAATTCACTTTTTATTTGAGGGGAAGTGAAAATATAATAGGATAATTTTATACCTTAGAATGCAGAGATGATTCTAAGGTAATCGAATATATGTTCCTCGCATTATGGGTATGTAGGTGGAAATATAATTATAACACTGCCTGCTAACCAGTTAAGGCTAACATTTTAACGAGACTTTATAAATAGTCGAGTCTATAGGCCTAATCCCATTGGTAACAGTGCTCCACCTACGTATATTTTGTTATACTTTTTTTATAATTATTTAAATTCATGATACAATCCAAGAGATTTATAAATATTATATAAAAATTTTGATTCTCTAGGAAGATTATCAACTACTACATCTTTTACTGTAAAATAATAAACTTTAGGATTATTAATAAAATATTGGTTAGTAATCTTCTTTTTAAACTTTGAAGACAGTAGTCTATCTCTAATAATTTGTTGAAATTCAATAGTTTCATTAGAGTCTCGACCTGGCTTATTTTTAATAAGTTTATCATGCACTTCATCAGGTTCTATTCTATTTCTATGGAATATAATGATATCTTTTATATTAACAGATTCAAACAATGTAGTCTCTGTTCTTAATAACCAGTCAACTACAGGATCATTATCTCCATAACCATTATAAACCCAATTAGACTGATAGAATCTATCAAATATTAATATATGATGATAAAAATTGAATAGAGACCTTTCATTAAAACTATCAAATAAATTCATAATAGTATTTATTCTATCATAACAGAATAACCAGTTAAGTAAATACCTATCAAAATTAGTTTTTCTAGGTTTTTTAAGTAATTCTTTAATAGCTATTCCAATATAACTTGTATATACAGGAAAACTTAAATGATGAACTTCTATTTTACATATAAAATTATGTTCTTTATTCTGTATTTTATTTTCTAAATCTTTATATAAGAAATTCGAATATGTTTCTTTACCAGAAACATCATTTCCTTCTATAACTACAGAATCTAGTATAACAGAATCTTTAAGTTCAGGTAATTGTATTATATCATTATCTTTTATTTGAGTTACTAAACCTTTATTTATATTAGAATTGCCTAATAATTCTCTAACATTATGTTTAACTGACATTTCATACCAATGAACTATAAGTTTCTTCACATAAGGTTCTACTGTTAAAAATCCATCTACTGAATATGGTTTACTATTAACTGCAATCATAGTTTTTAATTTATTAAATGCAAGATTAATTCTCCCCATATTAATCACCTCTTTTTTAATTTATAGCTTCCATTTCATATGTTCCATCTGGTAGAAGTTTATAAGTCATAGTTCCTTCATCGCAATATATTATAGCTTTATTTCCAGTAATTGTACACTTATA